CCAAGCGAGCTAATATCCGCCGTTGAAGACATTATGGAAAAGACAGGTGATTTAGGCTTGGCGATGAGTAATATTGAGAATATGGAGCTTGCTATATCTGCCACTGGTGCTGCAGGTGCTGATATTGGTGCATTAGTCTCTAATCTTGGTCAAAAGTTTGATGTTAAAAGCTCAGATAATATGCTTAAAACCTTAGACTTACTAACAAAGCAAGGTAAAGCAGGTGCTTTTATCTTAAAAGATTTTGCCACCCAGGGCGAACGCTTAACCGCAGCTTATTCTCTAACTAATCGAGTTGGTGTTGCTGCCGTTAATGAAATGGGAGCTTTGGCTCAAAAAGTACGTACAGTAACAGGTTCTTCAGAACAAGCTACAACTTCTATAGAAGGCTTAGTGCGTCAACTCTTAGACCCATCAATCCAAAAGAAGTTAAAACGCCTAAAGATACAATTATATGATCCAAACGAAGCTGGTAAAATGCGTTCGGTGCTGGATATTATGAAAGAAACCGTAGCAAAAACCAAGGGTGATGCGGTTAAAATAAATTCAATTTTTACCTCTGCAGAAGCTCAAAAGGCTTTTGCTGCATTAAGCCCAGAATACATTAAAACAGGTGGCTTTAGCTCATTAGATGCCTTATCTAACGTAACAAAAGACGGCAAAACATTAATGGAGGATTCCGCTAGAGTTGCTCGCACCTTTGAAAGCTCAATGACAGTTCTATCAACTGCATTCTCAAAGTTTGCTAATGAGAACCTATCAGAGCCAATTAAAGAATTAGCAGACGCACTTAACAATCTAAGTCCAGAACAGCTAGACGCTTATCTTAATAATGCTAAAAAAATAGGTATAACTTTAGGAGCTTTAGTAATCGGGCAAAAGCTAGGCTTTGGCAAATTGCTAGGCTTTGGCTTTAATAAATTATTTGGCAAAAAAGGCGGCATAGCTGGTGCATTGAGTGCATCAATGTCTGCTCCTATGCCTGTTTATGTTGTAAATATGGGAGATGTTGGTAGCTCATCTATGTTGCCAAACGCTTGGGGTGCTAATAATGCTAAAAATGCGTCTAAAATAGCAAAGCAAGGCAGACTTGCTAAATATGGCTCTGCATTAGCTACTAAGTTCCCAATGCTAGGCAAAGCCTCAAGATTTGCAAAGCTTGGTAAAGCAGGTGCTTTTTTAAGCAAAGGTGGTAGCCTATTGGGCAAACTTGGTGGCAGAGCATTATACCCTGCTATGGTAGCTTATGAGCTTGCAACAAGTAATAACAAGCTAGAAGCTTTGGGTGGTATTGGTGGTTCTGTAGCTGGTGGTGCTGCTGGTGCAGCTATCGGCACAGCATTATTGCCAGGTATCGGGACTGCAATCGGTGGCTTCTTAGGTTCTGCTCTTGGAGATTATATTGCAAGAACGGCCGTAGATTGGGGCGAAAGTAAGTTTGCAGACAACCAACCTCAGCAACAATTCCAAAATGCATTAACTATAAAATTTGAAAATGCACCTGATAATATGAAGGTCGCATCAAAAGTATTAGATAAATTTACGAGCATAGATGTCTCACTTGGGCATAGTGAGGTGTTTGATGACTAGCAAATATTATGGCATAGCCTCATTTAGAGGTATCGAGTTCGAATATTTAGAAGATGAATATACCTTTACTCGCAAAGAAGCTGAACAAGATTATATAGGTTCTTCAGATAACTCAAGCGAGAGTATGGGAGATGAGCCACGGGTATATAACATTAAAGGCTTTGTGCAAGCCCGTAACTACAAAGATTATTCAGATAAAAGGGATAATTTACGCATCGCTTTAGAAAAAGATGGCGTTGGCACGTTAGCTCACCCTCATTATGGTACTCGTAAAGTTAAATTATCTAAAAATGGCTATGTATGCCGTAATAGCTTTGATAAAGGCTTTTATGCTGATTTTGAGATGACCTTTATTGAAGCTACCGATGCAGTTTCTAAATTAAAGATATTGCCAGTATCGGCAGAAGCATCAAAGAAAATTCAAGAAGCTGCAGAAAAGGCAAAAACAGATTTTGTAGCATCATTCTTAAAAAAATATGATGTATCAGCCAAGCCTCAATGGGTGGCTGATAGTGCGGCTAATTCTGTGGGGATTGTGTCAGAGAATGTATCTGCATTATCATCAGCTCAAATATTGCCGTTTTCTCAAGCTAGTTCAATCATTGGCTCAGCTGGTAACTTAAAAAGCTCTGCAACCACTATTACCTCAAAGCCTTCATCTCTAGCATCATCATTGCAAAACCTATTAAGCTCCGCAAATAGCGTGGTTGGCACAAGCAGCTCAAACTCATCAACAAGCAGTAGTTCTTTATATAGCTATGCTACATATAAAGCTATTTCTAGCGATGTTGCTGTAGAAACAGTAACCCCAAAATATTTAACTGCAACCAGGGTGCAAGAAATTGCCAACACCGAGGCAATAAATAATCTTGTAACTCAAACATCAACCGTAAATGCAGCTGTGGTCGCTGCTAATGATGATTACTCATCATCAGTTGCTATTGCAGATAGAATTGATGATTTAACCAATATGGTCGAAACTGAGCAATTAAAGACAGATGATGCCGAAGTGCAATCGTCTTTAGAAGATGTTTTAATAACAGCGGTTAGCATCATTAAAGAAAAAACACCCATCGCCTCCACCAATATCACCACCAGCTCTACTTTGCCAGCCGTGGTAATTGCTCAAAATAGCTTTGGTGGTAGCGATTATATTTCAATTGCAGAAAATCTTGTTTCAACGAACAAAATCGCCAACCCATTATTCGTTGGTGGTGGTCAGAACTTGGAGGTAATAACCGATGTATAATACTGAATTTACAACAGGCGGAGTAAAAATATCTGGGTTTGGCATAGTCTCACTTAAAAGCTCATTTTATACGCTTGCGGATTCATTTGTTTTAGTTACCTCAGAAAGCTCATCAGAAGCATTATCAACAGCTAAAAGCAAAATCAAAGCTAATGCTGAATGCTCAATTAGCATAGATAACGAGCTTATTCTAACTGGCTATATTGATGATGTAATCCCCTCATATGAAGGAGCAAAAAAGGTTCTTGAAATTCACGGGCGTTCTAAAGCTGGCGATATGGTTGATTCAATGCTTGTTTATCGCAACTATCGCAACCAAACACTTAACAAGATAGCTAATGATTTGAGCGAGCCGTTTGGTATTAAAGCCGTGTTGAGCTGTGCCGATGTAGCTGTGCCATTCTTTTCAATTATGAGTGGCGAGAACGTATCAGATGCAATAATTCGCCTATGTAGAATAAATAACAAGGTGGTTTATTCCTCAGCTGACGGCAATTTGATAATTGCAGATAAAGCAAGCAACCAATTAAGTTCGGTAACGCTTAAAAGCGGAGCTGGTGGCAATTTAATTGAAGGTAAAAACACCATGTCAGCTCGTGGCCTTTATTCAGATTATATTCTTATCGGGCAAAAAAGCTTGGATGATAAATATTCACTTGAAGCTTTAACCGCTCCAACTCTGAGCAAAAGCCTTGGCGGTCGCTTCCGTCAAAAGGTTTTAGTCGGTGATTATGTTGAAGATGGTTACTTATCAAGAGAGATTGATAAAGCAGCAAAAGTAAATAGCACCGCTAGCTTAACTGCCAATTCATGGAAAAACGCCAAAAGCAGGTTCTTTGCTCCAAACTCAATAGTAAGCGTTCAAGATAGTTGGTTAGAGATGAATGCCTCATATTTGGCTAGTGGAATACATTTATTAAAAACACCTAAAACAGGCCATGTAACCACCTTTAGCTTAGAGGCGTTATAATGATGGATGCAACCTCTATAATTAATCTTATTAATAAAGCTATGTCGCCAATCAGACGCAAGCTAGGCTCTATGGTTAGGCTGGGTGTTTTGAGCTTGTTAAAAGATGGTAACACTCAAGGCATGCAAGTAATATTATTAGCAGGTGAAATTGCTGATGATGTTAAATTTTTTGAAGATTACGGCTTGACCGTAAAGCCACCGATTGGCTCTGAAACTCTGGTTATAAACGTAGGTGGTAACGTGGACAACCCGATTGCAATCAAGGTCGGTTCTCGTAAGTTTAGGTTTAACAATCTAGCTGATGGCGAGGTTTGTTTATACACTAAGGAAGACAAGGATAGCTCTGGCCATCGCATCCATTTCAAACAAGGGCGTAATATTGAGGTTTGCGGCGATAATATAATCGTAAATGCAAGTAAAACCTGCTCTATAAACGCTACAAACTCATGCTCAATCAAAACAACAACCGCCAATATTGAAGCCGAACAAGTTTCTATCAAAGCAAATGGTATAAGTGCCGAGATTAGCGGTAATGCCACAATATCTGCCACAGGTTCTATTACCTTTGGCGGTGATGGGGCGTTAGGCTTGGCTAGGCTTGGCGATATGGTTGAGGTTTCAACTGGTTCATCTGCTGGGCTTTGGCCAATAGTTACCGCTTCAACCAAAGTAAAGGCGGTGTAACATGAGTTTTGATAAGAAGTTTGTATTTGATGGCGATAAAATAGATTTAAGTTCTATCGATAATTCTTTGGTTTCTGCAGTAATCATATGCCTTTTTACCGATGCTTATGTCCCTAATGATGAGTTGCCTTCTTATATATCAGCTAATGCGGGCTGGCATGGTGATGCTATCCCCCTCACAATTAATGGGGTTAGCTTTGATGGTTACTCTTGGGGCTCAAAACTATGGACATTAAAGCGTGCAAAAATCACTGCAGAAACGCTCAGCAAAGTAAAAGAATATGTAGAAGAAGCCTTAAGTCCTTTAATTACGGCAAAGGCTGTTACTAGCATTAACGTAACAACTGAAGTCCTGGGCGAACGCATAAATTTTTTGGCTGAGATAAAGAGCCCATTAGGCGATGTGTCTTTAACCTTTAACAATGTAACAGGAGCTTAATTATGAGTGGTTATGTAGTGCCAACATTGGCAGAGATTACAACTAAGCTTGAGAACGGCTATGCTGCACGTTTATCTTCAGTATCAAACTTGCCTGTTTCAACTTATAAGGCAGAAGCTAGGGTTTTAGGGCAAACTTTTAATGCTCTATATTCTTATGCATCTCACATATCTAATCAGATAATTGCTTCAACAGCTGATAGTGAAAACCTTAAACGCCACGCTGCAGAGTTTGGTATTCTACCAAAGGCAGCAGCTAAAGCTTTTGGAACTGTTAGCCTTAAAGGTACGGTTGGTGCAATTATAACAATTGGCAACATATTACAAACATCATCAGGAGTTTACTATAAAACCACAACTGAGACCATTTTAACCTCAACTACAGCAACTGTAGATGTTGAAGCTATAGAAGCTGGTGCTAGCGGAAATATTGAAGCTGGTGCTAGCCTTGCTTTCACTAAGGCAATTGCGGGAATTAACTCTGAAGCGAGCGTTGTTTCAATCTCTGCAGGTGCTGATGAAGAAATTGAGGCTAGTCTTTTATACCGTTTACTTTTGCACAAGCAAGAACCACCTCACGGTGGAGATAAGAGCGATTATGAAAAATGGGCTTTGTCAGTTGCTGGGGTTACTAGGGCTTGGTCTGCTCCTCAAGAAGCTGGAGTTGGTACAGTAACAGTTAGAATAATGAGTGATGAAACCACAACCAACGGAATACCAACTGAAGAGCTAATCTCTAACGTAGCCGAATATATTGAGACTGTCCGTCCCGCAACGGTTAAACGTATATTTGTAGTTGCTCCAATTGCTGACCCGCTAAATATAATAATCTCAGATGTTAGCCCATCAACTGAAACCGTTAAGAATGCAATTAAGTCTGAGATTGCCGACCTCATATACCGTGAGGCTGAGCCATCGGGCAAGCTTTTAGTCTCACATATCAGAGAAGCTATATCTATAGCTAAAGGGGAATATAACCACGTTCTTATTTCACCAACTGAGGATATTACCCCAGAAACTGGGCATATCGTAACTTTAGGGGATATTGAATGGCAAACAACGAGCTTATAGCTGCATATAAAGCTGCTTTAATTGCCTTGCGTCCTAAAGGTATTATTTGGGAGGTTGAGGATGAAAGTGTGGAAAGTGCAAGGCTTGATGTAATAGCTGAGGCTTTGGCTGATATGCATACTGATTTGCTTAACCTTATTAATGAATCTGACCATCGCACAACTATGCTAATGCTAAAAGACTGGGAAAGCGACTATGGCTTAAAAGCTGATGGGCTTACCTATCAAGAGCGTATGGCCAATTTAACCGCCAAAGTTAAGGCAAAAGGCGGGCAATCTATAACCTATTTTAGAAATCTTATTGAATCACTCGGCTACAAGGCTGAAATCATCGAGCATACACCGTTTGTGTGTGGTTTATCAGTCTTAGGCTCTGATGATGAGCTTGGCGATGAAGATATTGTCTATCATTGGCACATAAAAATAACCGAGCAAAAAGTAATTTATTGGAGATGTGGGGCTTCTGAATGTGGCGATGCTTTCGCCAAATATCCAGATACCTCAGATATTAACGAGCTACTTAATAAATATAAGCCAGCTCATAGCGTTTTACATATTGGCTATAACAACTAGGAGAAAAATATAAATGAAATACCAAAAACCCAAAAACGCAACCGCTGAGGATGCTGGCTATGTTGATGCCAACCCAGCAGAAGGCATAGCAGGTTCAATCCCGCCAGCAAAAGCTATTGAACAGCCCATGCGAGAGATTGTTAATGTTATCACATCTGCAGGCTTAACCCCAAGTGATGAGAATTTAACTCAGCTTAATGCCGCTATTGACGCAAAAATTGCCGCAAGTGGCCCAGCAAATCTTGGCGACTTGGCTTTTTTAGATACAGTCGGTACGGATGATATTGAGGATGCCTCCGTTACAGCAGAAAAATTGGCGGCTGGAGCTGCAACAATCACAGGTACTGTTCTTGCTTATGCTAGCCAGGATGTGCCTGCAGGGTGGCTGGAATGTAATGGAGCGGAGTTGTCACGAACAACTTATGCTAATTTATTTGCCGTTGTCGGCGAAACCTACGGTGCTGGTGATGCTTCAACTACGTTTAATCTGCCAGATTTACGAGGTGGTTTTATCCGTGGTTTTGATAATGGGGCGGGCATTGATAGCCAGCGTGTATTCGGTTCTTCACAAGACGATGCATTGCAGAATATTACAGGTACATTATATCCTGTTCCTGTAGGAGATAATGTCGCATCAATGGCATCAGTTGGTGCTTTTATAGGTAGTATCGAGGGAACTGCTAACTATGCAGCATATTCTTCTGGTGGCTATATAAAGGCTAGAGGAAAGGTTTCTTTTGATGCTTCTAAAATAGCAAGAACATCTACAGAAACCCGTCCTGTAAATACCTCCATGATGTACATCATTAAATACTAAGTAAGGGGCTAACTATGAAAATATACAACTACGATAAACAAGGTGTTTTTATTAATCAAACAACAGCAAAAGAAAATCCTTTAGAAACAGGAAAATACTTAATTCCTGCAAAGGCAACGACAATTGCTCCGCCAGATACTAAAGACAATGAAGTTGCTGTTTTTGATGGTGGTGAATGGCAGATTAAAACCGATTTTAGAGGGGTTGGTTATTATATCGGTGATGAGATGATAACAATTAAAGAAATCGGGGTTGTCGTGCCTGATGATGCTGTCAGCGTTGATGAATATAATTTGCTAAAAGAAGCTGAATATGAAGAGCTAACAAACTCTTACGCTTATAAACGTCAACAGGAATATCCGAATATGGCAGATTATTTGGACGCTAAAGTTAAACAAGCAAGCTCTGATGAAACAACCATTGCAGAAGGCGTGGCTCAAGAACAAGCTTATTTAGAGGCTTGTTTGGCTGTTAAAGCTAAATATCCAAAACCAACTGAAGAATAAAACTAAAATCAAGGACTGGGTGCTACCAACACCCAGCCTTTAGAGAGATAGCTCTAAAAGAGAAAGCAATCTAGCTTACTTCCTACTCTTGATACATCTAATTAAATGCATAAAAAGGAGTAGAACAATATGCGAACAGAGTCAAATAATTTAACTAAAGTAGAAAACACAAACCCAATCGCACCATATCTCGGAGGCAAGCGTTTGCTTGCAAAAAGGGTAATTGAAAGAATTAACGCAATTCCACATCATACTTATGCAGAGCCCTTTGTTGGCATGGGCGGCGTGTTTTTTAGAAGGGGACTCCAGCCTAAGTGCGAGGTGATAAATGACATCAATAAAGACATCGCCATTTTGTTTAGAGTTTTACAGCGTTTCTACCCATATTTTGTGGATATGATGAAGTTTAGAATAAGTAGCCGAGATGAGTTTAATCGCCTCTTAAAGCAAGATGCCGATACATTGCTAGATTTTGAGCGTGCTGCAAGGTTTTTATATCTGCAGAAGAACGCTTTTGGTGGTAAGGTGACAGGGCAAAACTTCGGTGTATCACTAGATAGAGGCTCAAGGTTTGATGTAACTAAGCTTGTGCCATATCTTGATGATTTGCACACAAGGTTATCTGGCGTAATCGTTGAATGTATGAATTATGCTGACTTTATCAAAAAGTATGATAGAGAAAACACCTTATTCTACCTTGACCCACCATATTGGAATTGTGAAAACGACTATGGCAAAGACCTGTTTTCTAAAGATGATTTTGAGAACCTAGCCATGCTTTTATCAAGCATCAAAGGCAAGTTTATTATGAGCCTAAACGATACTAAAGAGGTGCGAGAAATATTCAAAGGCTTTTATATAGATAGCGTAGAAACTAAATACACCGTAGGAATAGGCAAAGCCAAACAAGTCGGAGAAGTCTTAATCTATAACTACAAAGCAGAAACAACCAAAACCGCAGCTTAAAAGCAAAATAAAAGCCCCATAATGGGGCTTTTATTAAATGGTATTAGCTGAGAGAGATAAAGGGCTTCTTAATTTATTTATTGCAATCAGTCTTATAGGTTCTTCTATATAATAATACGATAAAACTGATAATAGATAGTTTGCTATAAACGCCACGGTGCATGAAATTATAATGCCATAACTTGCTAATGAAAGTCCTATTTTTATGGCCATGAACTGCCATAAATAAAAAGAGTAACTTATTGTACCGAGATGTGTCATTAGCTTATTGTTATAAAACAAGCTTTTTGAGTGGTACACG